ATCACCGGCATGGTCACCAGCCATAGCCCAACCTTCAAATGCTCTATCGCCATAGACTTTAGGGTCATTGAATTGTTTGACTGCCTGATACCATTTCTCACTAGTTTCCCAATTAGCACCATGTAGTGTGTTGAGAAACTTAGTTTTACCCGGGATACGGTTATCAATAAAAAATTTGTGATTGAATATTGTTTTCTCTAAACATTCATCGGCAGATTTTAAACCTGTTTTATCACGATACTGTGGAAGATAACCCCACATAGGAATATCAAGTGTCATACTATAATCACAGTATTCTTCTAACCATGTCATAATACCACATCTTGTCTTTTGCCAATCAGCGCCTGTCTCAAAATTACTCCAGTCTAGTTTCCAAGCACCAGAGCCTATTTGATATCCACCCGAATCCCCAACAAGTACTGTGTTTTCACGGTTTCGATTTACAACCATACCATCATCAACTTTTGAACCATCTAAGTCTAGATTGGCATGTCCTGCCGAATATAGACCATGTGAATAATGCACATAACCTTTATCTTTATCTAATATATTCAATCCATCAAGACCATTTTCAAATCCTTTTGGGATACGTTCTGGTGGGAACATGTCTGTAACACCTGCATAGTGTTGTGATATCTTTCTTACATAGAAGTTAGAAATTGCAGGAAGAAAGACTGCGTACCCACTAGTTTTGTTATTTTTGCTTAGGTCATTAACCATGTTAAATATCCTCCTATGATATTATTTAGGTTAATTGCCTGATTTAGCTGGTAAAATGTACTCATATAGGCCTAAACCTGAGTCCACTTGAATCATCATCGCACCTTGGTCTGAGATTTTCACACTCATTGTGCTTGTATCACCAAGTTTTAGAATTGTTAAAACAGTCGATAGAGGAAAACTCCAGCCTGTTTTTAATTCACCGTTTACATTTTGTGCAAATGGAAGTTCTACTCTGTCAGTTGAACGGTCACCGATAAAGAATTTTAGTACACCGTCTACTGTTCGAACAGTAAATAAAGGATCATATGCTCCTAGAATACCTGAAAAGTATTGTAAGTCTTTGATTGCCTTTTGTGTTGGCATAACTTCAACGTCCCATTTGGCACCTTTAAAGTTTGCAGTTTTGATTTGTGCATCAACAAGTTCACTTACGATTACACGATAAGTTGATTGCATTGCACCTGGAATAGAAAATGAAAGTTGTGTTGGCACTGTTTCACCATTACGTTCTTCATGACCTACTTCTACTGATGCTTTAACAGACTTACCTTCTCTGTCTTCGCCTTCGTAGTTTAGATAACCGTTTAATACTCCAAGTCTACCTAAACCAAATTTACCTGTAAATTCAGGAACTGGTGTGTGAAGTTTTCCACGTAATACTACAGTTCTGTCATCATCCATTGCGTCAATCAATGTTCCGCCATCATCTGTTGTAACCTTAGCCGCTTGAATAATACCAAGCGAATGTGTATGCTTCACAATATCTTTTAATATATCTTGCATTGTTATGTTCTCCTTATGGTTCATTAATACTATAATAACATTATTCGTTACCAATGTCAATAGTCTTTTTTACTCTTCCTGATACTGGATTATCTACCCAATGTATTTGATTTGGAGGCATAAACCCCCATATAAACCAAGCATTTCCAAATGTAGGTGATCCTTTTCCAGTAAAATCAATACGAAAGTTATACACAAGGGCAGACATTCCCTTGTCCATAAACATTTTACCTCGTTTTGCACCCTGAAAACTTGTTACAGGAAGCAATAAAGCAAATGGTTTATCTAAAGAATAGCAGTGTTCCAAAAATTGGTCTTTCTTACTATACGGTGGATTAGTTATAATGCCATCATAGACATCACTCCGTGTACAATCAAAGAAATCCCTACCGTTAGACCCAACAATATTATAACCGTATTTGTTGAATCCGGAAACAATGCTACCGCTTTTTTCACTAGTCGCTTCATAATAAGTCTTATCCTTATCTAAATATTTTAGCAGAGGAAGTATTTGATCCTCTGGTGTATAGCATTCATCTGATGCTTCGTTAGTTGCTCTACGATTTATTAAATCAGTGTAAGACATGGCTAGACGCTCTTTTAACATTATTAATGTTTTTTGCTTTCTCTAGTTTGGGTGCAATAAAATCCTTTACCATTTCCTCATTAATAAAATCATTGAAATGGTCACCATCACAAAATATTTTATCTGGGTCATTGTATTTGTTTGCATAATATTGATGTGCATTTAATCCGTTAAAATCTACATGAATTGACTTTTGTATCATAGAGTCGAATCCAGGTAAAGAATTAAAGTTCCAAGATTTTTGCCAAGTGATTACTTCAATATCTAACATCTTGCAAAGTCTAATAGCTTGATATATATCTAGCATACCCCAAAATTCCATTGCATGATGCGTTGATGCTATATTCCATTGTACATCTTTCCAAATCTCAAATGCTTTTACTGAAGGAGCAAACGTATGTTCTTGCATATCTTGTATTATTGCTCTCCAATATTCCCATGATGATGCTGATGATTTGTAAACATCTTCTTCTATATCTGCCATATCACTTGTTCTTTGTATTTTACTGTATGCATCTGGAAGACATTTAAAGTTTAGCATAGACCTATTATTGACTAGTTCCATTAGTATTACATCTACGTTATGCTTTTCTTTCAAATACACAATCTTATTTAGGTAAAGTTCAGTACCTTTACCAGCACATGCTGAGTTAAAAAACTGCATGTTGGTTGTATATTTTTCTAACCATGTTTCAAATGGTAATGCTAAATCGTTTTCTCCAGTCTCTTTGTTATGATGTGACCCCACACTATAACTAGACCCTAATATTCCTACTTTACACATATTAAAAATCAAACAAACTTTGAAATTGTTCTGATGCATCTGCATCACTTAGATCCCATTTAAGGACACCAATAAGATTGTCTAGTTTCTTATCAATAATTGTTGTTTCCATTAATTCATGGTCAAAAGGAAGTTCTTGAAACCATTCTGGGATTCTATTCTCATCAATAGGATATGCAACACTTGTCATTTTCAATGCGTTAGGCTTGAGTTTACATACGATAGTTTTCATACCATCAACAATCTCAATAGAATACCTATCACCATTTAGTTCACGTAATGTATTCCAGTTAAGAGCCGCACTAACATGACCTGGAAGATGTACCTTATCTTTCTTGTTGTCTGCACCTTCTAATTTAAAATCTCTGCCTTGTTGTTTCATAATCTTTTGTATTTTGTTTTTGTACATAGTAAGATTATTAACTCGTTTAGGAGTACCTTTCTCCCAACCAGGCTTTGCTCTAAATTCTTTTTTAAATTCTTTAACCATATCGATTACATTTTGTTCTGTACCGTCTGTTAGAATTGTAACAAGTACATCACTCAAAAAGTTCTGCATATAATCAGGAGTATCACTACGTTTCAAGTCAAGACCCATAGCTTTTACTTTACCAGGATTACCATCTACGTCTTTTCTTACGCCTTCATCATCATAGATTAGCATAGCATAACGTTTCTTCTTAATAAAGATACCCATAGTTGCACAGTTTTCACGACCTGCCGCAATAATCTCACCTTGTTTACGTGGAGCATTAAAGAAGTCTTTCATAAAGTCAGGAAAACTTATATTGACTTGATTTGCAATTTCATCATACAGTTCTAGAACCTTTTCTTTAGACCACTCAATCTTGCCTGCATCGATGTCTTCCTTATAAACAGGATACATAGAATAATAGATACTATCTGTATCACCATATATAATGGACTCGCCTTTGTAATCATAATCACCAGCGATTACTTCATTAGTTTTGGCGCCCATGTGTCTTGTAATACAACGACCAGATAGAGTCGTACTCTGACCAATACGTTTATCATAGAAACGACAACCGGGATTAAGAATCGCACCATATAAACTGTTTAAGTTAATCTTTTTCACAAGTTGTCGCTTATCCCAGAACGTAATAGCTTCTTTATCACCTTCATCAATAGCTTTCTTCTTGTTTGCTTGTAATACTTTACGTTCAGCATACCAACGTTCTAACAAACTTGGAATAATACCTTGTACGTCTTGTTTCAGTATTGTACCATTGGCAGTGACTGCCCATGGCAAGTCACTATGAAATACAAGATTATGTATTTCTGCACCAGTCATTTCATTTCTGCTATCTTTATTATCTTCTAATACAAGATTAATTTTTTCTGTCTTGTCTTTCTCATTGACTAGTCTAAATTCTTCCGCACTAAACGTATCTTCCCAAGCCTGTGCCGCTCCGAAACCTTTACTGCCACCTCGTCTACCATTCGCAATTCTATCACCAATCATTTTTTCTGTTAGAGTTGGTTCAAGTTGTGCAACAATAGTTTCTGGACTCATGTTCAATGCACGAATAATTGAAGGATAAAGTGAATTGATATCAATACCCGATACCCATCGCTGAATGCCTGTTTTTGGATTAGCCACAAAGGCACCTGCGGCTTTTTGTTTTTCTGCTTCTTCTAGTTCTGCGTCTGTGGGTTCAACATCCTCTTCGCCCCAATCTTTCGCTTTTCTATCAGGAACAACCATACCTCTACGATGTGCTTCATTGATAATTGCTTGTTCTGTAACCGCAACTGCGCCCATAGTTGTTTTGATATTAACTGTATTGTCATGTGCGATTTCATTTGCTAAGTCGATAAACTGTAGCTTTTTGTCTAAGTTGCCTAGTAGTGCAACGTCTTGTCTGTTATATTCAACAAACTTATAAAAATCTCTATTATATAATTGGTCTAGTGTACCATCATATGCAATCTTCTTGTCACCAAGTTCATATTCACCGATAGCATCAAGTGAGTATGAATGCATTTCGTGATATGTATATTTACGATATAGTTCAAGATAGTCTAAGTGAATACGACCTGATAAGTCATATGTCACACTTTCTTTACCAAATTTAACTACTCGTCTTTCGTGTGGAAACAAATCCCATAAACATAATTTACGTGTATGAGATTTACTCATAATACGTGTGATACGTCTAACTGTATATGGAATATCAAAACCTTCTGAGTTCCAACCAGATACAACGTCAGCATCATCAATCAATGCAATAAAGTCATTCATCATATCTACTTCATCAAGATATAAAAATGTATCTTCAAATTGATTACATATGCGTTCTGCTTCTTCTAGTCCTTCACCCTCATGCATATGCTTTGGAGGCATAACAAAAGTAACAAGTTTGTCTAACCATTGTAGATAAACTGTAATTGCAGTGATAGGCATAAAGGGATCCTCTGGAGGAGCAAACCCTTTATCTGCATCAAAGTCAACCTCGATATCGAAAAACGCAACATGAAGTTTAGGAGAGTCAACACCATTATAGTTTTCACTAAGGCACCTGACTTCTGGTTTTAAGTCGCTCTCATAAAACTTCTTGCCTGCGTTTATTCGTCTTTCTTTATGTAAGTCTTTTAGTCGCTTACATTTGATTTGACGTACCTTATCGCCATGTATACTTACATGGTCACCACGTGGATCTTTTACGTAAAAAGTACGCCATGCTGGAAAGTCGTTGTATACACGTTTTCCATTGACACGTTCAACTACTTGAACAATATCTTTGTCTCTGTTATAAAATGCGTCAACATAACTCATTAAAGAGTTTTTCCTACAGTAGTTAAGACATGTTCCACATCTTCGAATTCTTGTCTTGCTTCTGAGAGTTTGGCTTTATGCGCCAAGCTGATTGCTTTGTTTAGAACACTAGGTTTAATGTCCATTTCATCTGCGATTGATTTGATTGTGTCACGTAGACCACCTTTGAGGTCA